TGAAGCTAGTTTAGATTTAGATTATACTAATGCCCCACCATTTAATTTTACCCCTACTAATATATCATACTTAGGAAGTAATAATTTTATATACCCTACTACTCACGGAAAGCTGGGTAATACCGCGGGTGCTAATCCGTATCCTGATGTTGGGTGGGGTGAATTTGGTGGGTTTAGAGGGATTTATACTGATGGAAGAACTAATGGGCAATGGAGATACCATTGGGGGGTAGATATAATTCCATTTGAAAGGGGGAATCCTATCCCTCTTATAGCAATAGCAGACTCAGATGTTATTGTAGTTAGAGGAGCAGGTGGTCCTAATTCAGGATTTACTTGCTTAGATGGCGCACAAAACAAGTGTGGTGGTTTTTATGGTAATCATATTGTAATAAGATTTAAATTCAATCCTAATTTTGCCGCCCTGTATGCTCACTGTAAGTTTGGGTCTAACAGATTCGTAAAAGGAGATAGTGTCAAACAGGGGGAAGTAATCGCAAATCTGGGTAATAGTGGTAGGTCTTCAGGTCCCCACCTCCATTTTGAAATAATAGAAGACCCAACAGGCAAACAATTTAAATCTGGGGGATGGTACAATAAAAGTTGGAAACGTAATCCTCAATCAATATTCCCATTATTGAAAAGAGGCCAATCTTATGATTTTAGATAATGGAAAATTTTATACAAGAAAATCAATATATAGGCAAACAAATATTAATAGACAGTGATAGATTAGTATTTAATGGTAGAGATGATAGTATATTTTCATCCCAAAATGGTTTTTTATTTAAAACTAAGGGTGAATTTCATATTAATACCAAAAAGGATTCTTTTATAAATACTAATAAAATCTATATAGGTCCTGTAATAGATGGAAAAGATCCTAATATACCTGCTGTTAAAAGTGATGAATTAAAACTTATGTTAGGTATATTAATTGATGAATTAATAGGTTTTTTTACCGTTCAATATCCCCAAACATCAGGATTACAAGGACCTAATCCTGCTGTTAATAAAGCTTTAGCCCAAAACTTAATAAATCGCCTTATAGGGATTAAAAATAACTATTTAGGGACAAATAGTCCTATAGAAAGTAAAAATGTATTCATAAGATGATAAATAAAATATTAAATAATATCCTTACATCTAGCAGTGTTTATTTATCCGATTCTAAATCAAAAGTTATAGAATTTGCAAGAAAAAATGCAAGTAATAAAACTCCCAAAATCCCTAACACACAGGACTTTATAAACCAACTACAGTCTATTAATATAGAAAATTATGATGATATACAAAAGGCAGAAGACATCTATAATAGATTTATAACTCTAATTAATGTGCCTATATCAATTTTTGAAGGGAAAAAAGCTGAATTAGAGTCCATTAAGTCTAAATTAAATACCATTTTGTCCAATTTCCAAAAACTAAACGAAGTGACAACTGTCATTAATGGTATAATCCCTATAATAAGGGGGATAATTAGAGTGTCTGATAATGTCTTAGCGGCACAGAACCCTGCTACAGGGATTAATGGTAAAACTTTAAAATTAAGTTTTGATAAAGTTGATAATTTAAAAGAGAAGGTTACCAAAGCAATAGATGCTATTAGTAGTATATCTTCCAGTTTTATTTATTTTCAATCTGAAATTACTTCTATAATGGAACCTTTAGATAGGGGATTAGAAGTTATAGAAAATACTTTAAATAAACTTTACCAATTAAAAACCCAAATTGATAATTTATACAAACAATTCTTATTACTTATCTCATTCCCTGAGATAAATGAATTATTATCCAATAATAACACTACTATAGAAAATTTTATAGAAGAACACTATGAAACTATAATTAGTGAACAAAATGTTTCTTTTAGGGATATAATTAAAATATATTCTAATAATGGTGTAAATGTTGGGTATGAATTTACTAAAGAACAAATTAATTAATATTTATTAAAAAACCAACGATATGAAAGTGACTACATTTGAAAAGCTAATTAGAAAAGTTATACGTGAAGAAGTTAATAGAGCTATCAAACGTGAGTTTAGTGTTTTAAAAGAAGAACTAATTTCTAACCCTTCCACCCAAAAACCCGTAACTGAATCTAATAATAGTGAGTTAACTAAATTTAGGAATGAATTAAAAAGTAAAATGCCCGTACCTAATTTCTCCACAGGAAATAATACTTTAAATTCATTATTAGCGGAAACAGCTATGGCTCCTACACCTGAAGAAATTTTTGATGCTAATGATCCTATTAATCAGTTTATAAATAAAGATTATAGTCAGATAATGGGTGCTATAGATGGAAAGAAAAATTATAGACCCTAATGGCCATAATTCTTAGAAATAATATTAAAATCAACCCAGTTGATATTAGTGAGAAACAAGTAGTAGGGGTTCGTTTACCTTTTGGTAAACGTCAAGTATTTGTTAATGAATATACTACTAAAGATCATGCTAAAAGTAAATTAACTAATTTACTTCTTACGGTGCCCGGAGAAAGGCTTAATTTACCTTTTTTTGGGGTAGGTCTAAAACAATTCTTATTTGAACAAATTACTGAGGAAACTTCTGAGAATTTAAAATCTACTATAAATAACCAAGTAAGTAGATATATTCCCGAGATAGAAGTAATTAATATAAAAATTAAGGATAGTAATCAAATTTTATATTTAACCATAAATTATAGAGTATTATCTAATTCTGAGAATGATAGCATTACTTTAAGTTTTACTAATACTAATTTTGAAAACCAATTATAATGGCATATTCTAGAACAAGCAATAGCTCAAAGACTATTAATTATTTAAATAGGGATTTTGATGACTTTAAAAAGTCATTATTAAATCTGGCGGAGGTATACTTCCCAGACACATATACAGATTTTTCAGAAGCTAGTCCTGGTACTATGTTTATAGAAATGGCTTCTTATGTAGGAGATGTATTATCTTTCTATACAGATGCTCAGATTCAAGAAGTATTTTTACAATATGCCCAAGAAAGAGAAAATTTATTTGCCTTAGCTTATAACTTAGGATATAGACCCGTAGTAACAAATCCATCTAGTGTAATTTTAGATATATATCAAGAACTACCAGTTAATGCTTCTTACGAACCCGATTGGGATTATGCACTAAAAATAGGAAAAAATTCAGTCTTTTTACCTAATAACAACAGTGGGATAAGTTTTTTAACACAAGATGCTGTAAATTTTGGATTCAGTTCGTCTTTTGACCCTACAGAAGTAACTGTGTTGACAGTTGTCAATAACAAACCTGATTCATATCTTTTAAAGAAACAAGTTAAAGCTATAAGTGCTACAATAAAAACAAAAACTTATAGTATAGGGGCGGCGGAGAAGTTTAAAACTCTAACATTAGAAGATTCTAATATAATTGGAATCCAATCTATAATAGATTCAGACGGTAATTTATGGAATGAAGTTCCCTATTTAGCCCAAGAAACTATCTTTGAAGAAGTCCCAAATACAGGAGCTAATGATCCCACCCTTAACCAATATAATTCACAAACCCCATATTTACTAAAAACTAAAAAAGTCCCAAAAAGGTTTATAACAAGATTTAAATCCGATAGATCTTTATTAATACAATTTGGTTCAGGTATATCTAGTGGGGATGATGAAGATATTTTGCCAGATCCTAATAATGTAGGTTTAGGGATACGTGATGGTAGAACATTACTAGATTTTTCATTTGACCCTTCTAACTTTTTATATTCGAAGGCTTATGGAGAAGTACCCTCAGATACTACCCTTACAGTTACATATTTAGTAGGAGGAGGAGTTAATTCTAATTTTCCTGCTAATTCTATTAATAGGGTAGGTACTTTGCTTACATCACCTACCGCGCCAGGATTAAATAGTGGTCAATATAATGAGGTTATTAGTTCTGTAAGATGTAATAACCCTCAACCCGCTTTAGGAGGTGGTCCTGGAGATACTGCTACTGATATTCGTTTGAATGCAGTTGCTAACTTTAATTCTCAACAGCGAACTGTTACTAAAGAAGATTATATTTTTAGAACTTTAGCTATGCCTAACCAATTTGGTAAAGTAGCTAAAGCTTATATTATACAAGATAATCAAATATCTTTAGAAACCAATAAACGTATTGCTAATCCTAATGCTTTAAATTTATATACTTTAGGATATGATATTAACCAAAAATTGACCACTTTAAGTTTAGCTACTAAAACTAACTTAGCAACTTATCTTGACCAATATCGCTTAATGACAGATTCTATCAATATCAAAGACGCGTATGTTATTAATATTGGTATTGAATTTGATATCACAGTAAATCCAAACTTTAGTAATGAATCTGTATTATTAGCGTGTAATAACGCATTACAAAGATTTTTTAACGTAACCCGGTGGCAAATCAATCATCCTATAATATTAGGCGATATAAATGGGTTATTATATAATATAGATGGCGTTCAAAATGTAAATTCTATTAATATTGTTAATAAAGTAGGAGAATCTAATGGGTACTCTAAATACAAATACGATATAGAACTAGCTACTAAAGATGGGGTTATATATCCCTCCCAAGATCCCTCAATTTTTGAGCTAAAATACCCTACCCGAGACATAAAAGGAAGAGTTAAAACTATATAATAATGGCACATTATTTCTTATTTCCTGAAAAGGATGCTACAATATATTCACATCCTCAAAGATCTATACTAAATTCAAGTTTAGATGAAATACTAACAATTACAGATGAAGATTATTTGGGTAGAAAATATCCTTCAAGGATATTAATCCAATTCAATAATAATGAAGTTAATAATGTAATTAATAACAAAGTTACAGGAGACTTTTCAGCTAGCTTACATTTATGGCAGACTGAACATGTTAATTTGGCTCTAGATCAACATTTAGAATTATATCCATTAGCTGAAAGCTGGAATAATGGAACTGGAAGGTATAATAATATTCCTGTTTCCTCTGATGGGGTTTCCTGGGATCACCCAATTAGCACGGACGATGGAGGTACCTGGGATATATCTAGTTATGGTACAGGAATTACAGGAAGCTGGTCTGCATCAGCCGCTGGAGGAGGATCTTGGTATACCGGTAGCGGATTTGAAGTTAATAAAACTTATGGGTATGGCGATGTATTGGATTTATCCTTTGATGTAACTTTACCCATTATAAAACATTATAGCGGTAGTTACTTATCAGCTACTTACCCTGATGGGGTAGATAATAATGGGTTTATTTTAAAGAGAAGTTCTTCTCAAGAATTTAATGATATTGAAGATGGTGCTTTAAATTTCTTTTCCCTTGATACCCACACCATATACCCCCCTTATTTAGATATATCTTGGGATGATTCAGTATATAATACAGAGTTTGCTACTGATGATACAATTTTAAAATCTGGGGATATTTTTGTTACTCTAAGAAATAATAAAGAGAAATATAAAAAAGAAGAAGAAATTACTTTTAGATTAAATGTTAGAGAATTGTATCCTACTCGTAGATTTGTTACTTCTTCAAATTACCTAGATATAAAATATTTTACATCCAAATCATACTATTCCTTGATAGATTATGCTACTGAGGAGACAATCATACCCTTTGATGAGTATACTAAATTAAGTGCTGATAATCAGGGTATGTACTTTAAATTATATATGAATGGTTTACAAGAAGGTAGATATTACAAATTGTTATTCAAACACGAGAATAATGACGGTATTACTATTTTTGATGAAAATTATTATTTTAATATAACTAGAAGCTAACTATGGTTAATAATATTATACCTAATATAGATGTTAATTCTAAAAGGAATATAGGAAATATTTCCTTTAGGGAAAAAGATCCTAATCCTGGTAGAAGTCTCCCTCAAGTTATTTCTACCCCGGATGAAGAAAATACAGATCAGCTTATTGAAGGTAATGTTGTGTTTCTAAGAAAAATTTATAGCAATGAAGAATTTAAAAGAAGAATCTCTTCTGAGTTTTCTGAATTGTCAGCTGCTAGTCAGCAAGTTAATTTAGCATCTTTTTTTCAACAATATGATCAATTATTTTATAGAATCCCTAAAGAAGGAGAAAATTCTCATACCACATTAATTACTAATAGTAGTGAATATGTTAATAATTACGTTGATCCTAAAGATCAAATTATAAATGAGTTAAATGACAGAATTACAGAACTCGAACTTGAACTAGCTGGACAAGGATTAAATGAAAATCCTATTTTTAGGAATGGAACTTTAATAAAGGGGCCTGATGGGAATGCTCATTATATGGACCAGGGATATAGAAGATTAGTAATTTTTACTCCTACATTCAACACTGCTTTAAAAATTTCAATATATGGAACCTCTGATGTTGAATTACCTCTTGTAAGTGATACTATGTTTAATAGTATTCCTATAGGACCTCCTTTAACTGAAGAAAATTTTGGAATTCCTTTTATTCCCAATAATCTTACTGAAGAGATTAGTAATATATTACTTGAGTTAGATCCTCAAGATATTAATTATAATCCTGGTTTATATGAAACCATAGATGAATATGAAGAAGCATTAATAAAAGATATAAATGAAAAACAAGCAGTTATAGAAGTTTTAAACGAAAAAATTAATGCTATTAATGATCAGATTAATAATATAATTGCTAGTGATCCCGAATATAACCCAAATAATGTAAATAGATAATTATGGCTTTAACACAAGAGCAATTAAATAGAATAGAAGAACTCAAAGCTAATAAAGCTGAGTTTGTAAAAACCCGTTCTCGGATTTTAGACTCAAAATCCAGAGGGCAAAATATTCTTAACGATTTGCAAAACTATTGGGATAATGCCTTAGGTATAGACAGTAGTCCTTTAATACCAAAAGCAACCTGGACATCAGAACTTAGGTCTGAGTTTTCTGAGGATGTAGATAGTGATAATGTTTATTATAATAGATTATTTAGATATTTAAATGATATATATAATGGTAGTATTACTAAAAAGTATAATGCTATTATAGAGTACATAAATAATTCTTCTTGGACTGCTACAGATAAAGATTCTTTGAAGTCTACTTTAGAAACTACTTTAGACAATTTATAATGATAATTAATTCCTCTTCTATAGAAAGCTTAAAACCTCAAGATTATCAAGATCTTTCTACTAAAATTCTTAATAGAAACTTTAATAAAGTTAATGATATAATTGAATTATCTATTATAGATAATAATGGTACTACTATACTTACTGATAGTAGTTTTAAAGATTATACTCCTATAGAATCAATTGATGGAAAATCATATAAATCCATTAACATTGATTATGTTGAAGTTCTTAAAAACTATGGGTTTTCTAAAGGCAGATATACTTTAAAATTTTCATTTCAAAGAAATCTTATCCAAAATAGTACCCGTAAAATATTTTTAATAGATGAGATATCCCCTTCAAGAACTGAGATTAGAGTAAGTGCTCCTTCTATACCTGATGAAATTATTTCTGATGGTATTTACGATATTCAGAATCAATTATTCAATTCAGTTTATATAAAGGATTTTAATCTTAACTTTGGTAATGGGATTTATTCATTATTATTAAATGCCCAATTAGATTCTATATCTTCTCCGGTTTCAGTTTT